AGACTGTAAGCATTGTACTTGTCGTCAATATCTGCAATACCTGTACTAAATGTCTCGCTATTAAATTCAAATAAATCACATACTAAATCATATGATTGTAGTGTTCCCATTTGATAAAATACTGCTTCATGATTAACAAATTTAATCTGAAATAATTTATTATTTAGTGGTAAGAAAATTAAATCACCTTCATTAGGTCTAATTTGATTATCATAATTAGCAACCTCAGTATAAAAAGCAGTTCTTGATATAGTAAAGGTAATTTCATCTCTAATTTCTAAACCAAATTTAGATAAAAATTTACCGTCACCTGCAAAACTATATAGATTTTTAATATATGCTTCTATTAAATAAGCTGAATTGTATGAAGTTAAATTTGCTTCTCTAAATAATGCACTCTGTACTAGTATATTTCTTGGTAAATAATATACATCTATACCATTAACTTTAATACTTTCGGTTACTAAATCATCCAAAAGATTTTGTTCTGCTACAGAGAGATAATTATTAAAGAACTGCGAGGTAGCCATATTATCCTACCATCATACTAGGCGGCAATGAATAATTATCAAATACTTCAGCTTCTAATTTATCTACTTCTCTACTAGCATCAGTGTAGATTGCTTGACCATTAAATTGAACACCACCAGGTAAAGACATTCCTGTAAACTTTGAAAGGTTAGATCCCCATTGCTGTTTAATAAGAGCAGTAGCGTATCTTTGAAGCCATCTATCTGACCACATTTTACTGTATGTATCTGGATCAATGCACTCATACGCTTCAGCAATAATAAAATCACCTATATTAAATTTATCCCAATCAATATCAATATAAAGTCTATTTGACATTCTATTATATCTTAAAGGTTGTTTACCTACAAGAAGAATTTCTAATGTTTGAATATGTTGCATGGCCATATAATATGGTACCATTGATTGAGATGTAAGTGTATATAAATCGTTTAATGCAATTTGATATCTAATATTAAAGAGATTATTTGTATTATAACCAGCACCAATATCATAGATATTTACTATACCAATAATATTATCAGGTACAGTTACATAACCACCTTTATATCCAACAAAAATACCCCCTGAACCAGTATTTGATGTTATTGAAATAGTAGGATCAAGAGTATACTTTGATCCATTATTAGTCATAGTAATAGAAGTTATTGTCCCAAGATTATTTGTAGTTAGGGTTGCAGCTGCACTTATACCAGTAGTATCACCTGTACTTCTTGTAATAACTACTGTATCAGAATTAGAATAACCTGTGCCACCAGCAGTTACTACTATTTCACTTACTGCACCAGGATAGCTAGCTGCGTTTACAGCATATCTAAAGAAAGTTTTTGATGAGCCGTCAAAGTGATAATCCCAATAGAATCTGATAGCGTCATTAACTCTATCATCAACCTGGTCGTTATCTACGTTAATTTCAATGACAGGATAACCTAATCTTCTTAGGCAATATTGCTTAAATAATTCTCTTGTTGTAGGTGTATTAACAAGTGTAGATGGAGTCTGTGCCATAGTTTACCTCTTTTTTTATATTTATAAAAGAGGTATTAAAAAATCTCGCTAGCAATTTCCTTAGCTTCGACGAGATGTTTTTTACGATCCTCTAATCCGATAGTACCACCATTAATACGCTTTGTTACTGCTACAACATCGTCTTTGTCTGCGAGTGCATTAATGCCGTTCTTGCCCCAGAACCAAGCTGCTGATTCAATCGCGCCTTGCTCTGTTTTAAGATATTCAATTGTTTCATCAATAGTAATATTATTATCTTTTGCAAATGCAGCATAGTTATTTTTACCTGTTAGTTGGATAGCGCCTCTGCCTCTAAATTTATAACCTTCGCCAGATGCTTCATTGCCATTACCCATACGACTACCATATACTCTATTAGCAATTTTTTCTGGTTGTCTAGCATAGGCATTAGGATCTACATCTTTAAAATATTTAGGAAATACTTTAGATAGAGATTCTGCTTTATAATTTAAATTTTCTTCAAAAATAGTAAAACCGCCACATTCATGACCTGCCTGTGCAATAAAATGAGAAAATCTTAAAGAAGTATTAATTTGATATTTTTCTAAAATAGCAGGTAAATGTTTTTCCATTGCAGCAGCAAATGTATCTTTGCAGCGAGGAGCTAGTTTCTTAAACTGTTCTTTAGTAATATTCATTTATACCTCGTTAATCTGTGGCCAATTATATGTAATAACCTCAAGCTCTTCTATCTGCATTGCAAAATTAATACTATCAACCAATGAAGTGCATGTTAATCTTATATTATTTCTATATTCAGTAATATTAATAGGTATATATTGATTAGTTTCTAATTTTCGTACTACATACCAGTCAGTTTCACTTAAAAGAGATGCAGCAGCTTGTTTAACTTCAGATATCATAACTTTTTTAACATCATTTATGTTTTTAGGAACTCTTTCATAATTACCTTCTGAATTAATTGCTGTCCAATAAAATCTGTCTGACATTGGTATACTAACTCTCTGTTCTGGTTTATATTTTTCAGCACCTAATAATACAAGCTCTTCGTCTGTAAAATTCCAATTTTCTGGATAATTTACTTCATTATGACTAAAAGCTTGACCTTTTCTAATAATTTTACCGTCTAGTATATACATAGAATCCTCTTTTAAAAATATTTATACACCACGTCCTTTTGTTATTGGACTGTCGGCAAAAGCCATATACACTATTGTACCATTATTAAAATTTACGTCGCTTAACGTCGTTACTATTTTAAATCCGTTAGCAAAATATTCAAGTACAGGAGTTCTAGATTCAACAGTAGTTGCATTAGCAAATATTAAACCATTACCCGCAAGTTTATTTAAAAATACATTATTAATACCATCACTATCTCTTTCTTTATCTATTATATACCAATTATCAATACGGTCAATATTTTTAAACATAATCCATTTTGGTGAAAATCCTAAATCAATAAATGGCCCATCAACTACTCCATTACCTTCATAACTACCAATTTTACAATAACCTTCAATATCATAAAATAAGTAACTTATATAACCAACAGGATTACCAGCAGCATCGTTTAAATTTAATCCAGGACCTACATAAAAGTTACTTGCATCTGCAGCTAACTCGTATATTTGACCATTTGATACTAAGGCTTCACTGCTGTTTAATCTTATATAACTATTACCACTAGTTACGTTCGTTATATTATTAAAACTAACAAATACACCATTAGCGTTAAAACTTGAAGCAGGCATATTTATAGTGTTTGGAGAAAGACTTCCAGATAAAGTTAAAACATTTAAAGGTACAGTTTTAGTAATAATAATTTTTGGAATTACTCCTAAGTCGTGAGGTACTGTCGCTGGGCTTCCTGCAAGACCATGTATACCTGTATAATATTCTACTTTTCTTGGAGAAAGTTCTCCGTTCCAACACCACGCAACCATAGAATTACCTGTACCATTAATACGATTATTATGTATAGTAGGAGTAGTATCTGTTCTTAAATAACTTTTAAAACCGTAATTGTATATACCCAATGTAGTAGGCTCATTAATGCCAGCGTTAGCACCAGCTGGCCATCCTCCATTTACGTAAAAGGCATACGCATTTCCTCCTTGAAAATCGTTTGATGTTCTAAAAAACCATCTATCAGACTGAGCAGAACTTCTATTTTTTATCCAAATTGAATCATAATTAGCTGAATATTGTGGTGATCGCATGCCACTAAAATAACCGTTTGACGCAGCACTGCCGGTATAAGTTATAGTATCAAACCAATAACCAGTGCTATTATCATAAGCAACAGTATTTACATTATTTACATTTATAGGCAAAATTTTATAATCACTTGGTTTATATTTAAATGGTTTTTGACCAAAATTTAAATTATGTATGCTAGACATACTTCCAGATGTTTGAGGAGCATATCTACTATAAAAAGATATATATACATTTTCGTCAGTATAATTATTAGTATAAACTTGAACCTGTCCCATTACGAGACCATTTAAATAATAATAAACATTACCATCAAAAAGATTAGCTAATACACCAATTACATCATTATTAGAAACAACATATCCAAGATCTGTAGCTATAGATGCTGGTGCTACTTCATTATTTCCATCAAAACAATATAAACCGCCAGAAGATGTATAATATAATGAACTATCATTACCTATAATATTACTACCTAATCCATAGCCTGTGAAGAAATTGCCCGATCGCCCGTATGGCCATAAATTAATATCATTACTAATACTTTGATCACCTGTACCATTAATAGGTGGGGTTAAATAACTACCTATACTTATTGCAAAATTATTATTTCCTACTTGTGTTAGTGTATCTTCAAAATAATAATATCTACTTCCAAATGTACTACCTAATCTTGATAAAGTAATGGTATTTCTGTGCCAATTAGCATTTAAAGATCTTGCTTCTAATCTTAAATTACCGTCAGTTATGAAAACTGCTGTACTGTTTGATCCAAAATATGGATTTAAAGTAGCATAATTACCTGTACTTTTAAAATTAGTAGGTGAATCATACATTACATCAAAATAAGTATTAGTTGAATCTGTAACAAAATTACTTGTAGAATTAAATGGTAGAAAATTATTATTACTACCGCTATAATCATATCCTAAAGTATTAGCATTAGTAAAATTACTAAAGTTTAAATAAAACCCAGTATTACCGTATCTACCTTTATATTTTTTTGGCGACCAAATACCAGGAGATTTAACGTTTACATAATTATTTGTTGCTTTAATTAAATAACTACCAAATAATAAAACATTACTATTACCTGCAAGAGTATAATCGTCACCTTGATATTGAGCTTTTATCCAATAAGGATTAGGAGTTGTTAATAGAGGATAAAAAGTGTTATAGACAGCTGTTGCATCAGCGCTTCCTAATGTAGTATTTGCACGAGTTATATCATTAAAATTATTTTGTAATATACTACCGTCAAGATCATTAATCCACTCAATTTTACCCGTAGCAGTATTAGGGGTTACTGTAGCTGTTAAAATAAAACTACCAGTGTTACCAAAAGCGTAATTTGTATATGTTGGATAATTAATATTATTAGAATATCTTGTAGGATAAGAAGTGTTATCAGATATAGTAAATGATACGTTTATAGTAGATGTAACTGCTGGGGTATAATTAATTATTATAACACCGTTAGAACCTGAACCGCCTGTATTACTATATAAAGTAGTAACACCAGCACCACCACCACCAGCACCGTAAATAGATCCATTGCCACCTCTTGTAGGATAAGGTCCTAATAAAATAGAACCACCATTACCAGCTCTACCTACATAAACACCATCACCTAATGCTCCATTAGCACTTGTCATAGTTAAAGTTAATATATTACCGGTATTACCTGCCCTTCCAACTAGTCCTGCAATAGTACTATTTGCAGCTGCACCACCTCCTGCACCACTATAAGCAACTGTATATAAGACAGAAGCACTAGTATTACCGCCTTGTCCGCCTGATAACTTAGTAGTACCTGTAGAACTTGCAGACAAACCACCTAAACCACCAGCTACACTGTAACCTCTTTGACCAGCAGAACCACCTTTAGCTAAAATATTAGGCGCAGTTGTACTATTTGTATCTGTTATATAAGTATCGCCGCCGTTAGTATCTGATAAACCACCTTCTCCTACGACTACTGGTATAATTGAGCCACGCGCTAAGCTTAAATTAATAATTTGAGCATAAGCACCACCACCGCCCCCACTACCAGGTATCATCGAACTATTAGAACTAGCACCACCACCACCAGCACCATAAGCTTCAATAGTATTATTAGCACTCCAATCAGATGGAACTTGCCAGGCCTGGGATGCTGTAAGTGTAATAGCAGTCATTTAAAACCTTGTTATAGTTGACCAGAGCCAGTAGATTTAAATAATAATCCAGTAGTATCTAAATTTGTACCAAAATTAAATATAGACGGTGAAAATCCCATAGTAATACCATTAGCAGTAGCTGTAGCATTATTAGAAATACGTAAAGTAGTACTATTAACAATTTCAGTAACTAGAGTATCAGTAGCAACACCATTGCCAGATGAAAAAAATCCTACACCTATATTATCAGTATTACCGCTTCTAAAAACTATAGTATTATTTGAAAACGTAGCGCAATTTGCTGTAGTACCTTCAACAAAATTAACTTCAGTCATATAGCCAGAAAACATATATAAATCTGCCGGATGACATCCTATTTTAAAAGATAAATTAGCGCCTACAGGTAAATTACTAGCTGTATTATACGGAGCATCAGTAGAATTAGTAAAACTAGCTTCTCTTTTACCGTTTATAAACAATCTTACTCTATCACTTGCAGTAGGATTAGTAAAATCATGTAATAAAATTATATTATACCAAGCTGATGGATCTTTATAATAACTAGTAGATATTTTTTGTGTTAATACAGTTGATGTATCCCAGTTACGATGCGTATATCTTAAAGCTCTATCACTACTATTAAAAGAAAGCCAAGCCCCGATGCCCGAGGCCCCGGTACCTGTATTTGAAGACATACTAAAAATAGATTTATTAATATCAATTTGTCCAGTATACTTTAACCAAGTACTAAATGTCCAATTTTTATTATTAAAACTAGCAGCATTAGATGTAATTATTCTTTGAAAAAATGTAAGATTGCTTGATGAACCTCTAAATCTTAAAGAATAAGGTATTAAATAATTATATGGACTAGATAAAAATGTAGATGTAGCACCGCCTAAAACATCCGTCATGATATACCTTATGCTAAATTAAGAAGTGAGGATACAGCAACATGAGTTGAATTGACAACATAATAAGGTAAAAGATCAACGGCATGCCCTGAAGTAGATAGTGAAGGGGTGACACCTGAAGGAAATTTCCAGCTAGTATTAAAAGATAGAGTATAACCACCAGTTGACGGTTGTTTAACAGTAATAATACCTGACTGGCCATCTAAAACATTATTAGGAGCAGCTAATGTTCTATTACCACCTAGTGTAATAGTAAAGTGATTTCCTTTATTAAGATCAATAGCAATATATGTTGCATCAGTTAGAGTAACAGGTATACCTCTAGCAGCACTATTAGAAAGTGTAATACCTTTATCAGGCGTCAATCCAACTCCTGTACTAATACCAATATTGTTAGCTTTAAACGTTGCTACATTAAACCCCGTTGAGACTACATTTGATAAACCAGATAATGATTGAACGTTTAATATTGACATTTAATTACCCTACAAGTTGTTTAATATATTTATACCCAGTTACCTATCGTAATACTAGTATTAGCAATACCAACAGGATATAAACTAAAGTATGATCCTGGCATTACATTAAGTGGTAAAAATGGGTTATTTACACCATAGATATTATCTGTAGTAGTATTAGGAATAAACATAGCTGGTGAAAATGTTCCTCCATTGCTAATTGATAAAACTCCAGACACTGCTATTACGTAATTAATAGTAGCATTAC